TCAGGGGTGCGGTTTTGGTTCCGCGGCCGGGGAGGCTTTCCCTTTTGGGTGAAAGGGCACCGGGTTAACGCGGCCGGGTGTCATGATCGCGTCGGTGATGGTTTCCAGCGACTTAAATGTGTGGCCGCAGTTGATGTTGGTGCACTGGTGGTAACGCTCCTTGGTCGCATCGCTTAAGTACCGGCTCGAACGCGCGTGCGCCGTGTGTTTGCACAACGGACATTTCATCATCTCTGGCTTTCTCTGCATCTCGGTGGGGGCCAGAAGTATATCACCGGGTTGCTAATGTAAGTCAATGCTTGCAAATGCAAGTTTATGATGGCCGTAACTTCACACTTTATGGCGCGGTTTCCAGGGCAAGGATGGTCGTAAATCCCTCAGCACCGAGATTGTGCTCCACTTTTGTAATAATCCAGCGCACCTCGTTAAATTGAGATTTAAACCCCGCCAGGGTGACCGGCGTTTCCGGTATCAGATCTTCCCGCCCGGAGGCCAGCTTAATGCTCATGGTCGCGGAAAGCCGTTGCAGGCTCTCTACCCTGGCCTGCGCGGCCAGCCGCGCGCTGGCTTCATCCGGGTAGATCCGCGGAAGCTTATCAATTTTCTGTTTGCCGCCCTCCCGGATGTAGGCCTGCCCCGCACTTTGTGCTGTCGGAACCGACAGGGTCGGCATGGTTTTTTGTTGCGCACCGTTAATATCCAGCCAGCTCGCTTCCACTGCCGTATAAATAGTGCGATCAGCCAGGGAAAAATCGTGCTTATCCCCCTGGTTCCGTGAGATCACCACAGGCGGGAGAGGCACTCCGGAGGCAGAGCGGCCGGTACCCGGCTTCAGCAGCATTAATGTCCCGTATTTGATATCGGCAATGGCACCATATTGCGGCGCCAGCCGGGTGAGAAAGGCCATGTCTGTCTCATCCGTTTGATGCGCGCGGATAACGGTAAGCTCGGCAAGCTCCGGCGCGATACTCGCCTGCAGGCCGTTGCGCGCTGCGATAATCTTAACGATTGAACCCAGCGTCGTCCGGTCTGTGTTGCCGTCAAAGTAACTCTCTTTACGCGTTTCACTTAAGATGCCGCTGAAATCTGCACTGCTGGCGGTAATGGTCAATATATCCGGCGCGCCTTTGTGTTGGAGGGTGTTGACAATAAACGACCCCAATAAAGTCAGCGGTTGACCCTGCCAGCCAAGGGATGCCAGCAAAATTTTGCCGCGCGTGGGCAATGCTAACTCGCCATCCGAATCATCCAGATCGAGGGAAACAGTATCAGCTAAGGTGCCGCGGTTCAGCGTCGCTTTCAAATTGATCAGCCGCGGCCGTACCTGCCCGCTGATGTTTTTGCCGTCCAGCGTCAGGGTGAAATCTGGGCCGAGCGGCGTGCCCAGCGTCGTGGTCAATGGAGCCATCTTATCCTCCCAGTTTGCTCAGGGTACCGGCCGCTTTGCCCGGCAGGGCTTTGGCCTGGGCCGCCAGATCGCCGAACATTGCTACCAGGTTTTCATCAATACGCTGGAGGGTGAGCGTGAAATCAATTTTTTGAGGCTCTCCTCTGGCCGTCAGTTCGCTATGCGTATCGGAAATCTCTTTGACTACATACATCCCGTAAATCAATCCATTGCCGGCGATCAGCGGCCATGCGCAGCCGGACTGGCCTATCGCTTGTAACGCCATTAATGAAGGCTGGCCGCCGGTCACCTCCGGCACCAGGGTGCCGGAGAGGGTGATGGTTTCGGCATCCGGCCCCAGGAACTGCGCGGCTGGGCGGGCGCCCACGCGAGAGTTTGTCGGCCAGCGGAATGTGGCTTTGTGGGCCATCGTCTTAAACGGCAGTGTCTGGAGTTTAAACACCATCATGCCCAGGGTCATCAACATACGAACTCCTGTTAAAAATGATTAAGCCCGGCAATAAATTGCTGTTGGTTCTGCTGGTTAAACGCTTCCGACAATTGACGCTGGAGCGCCATTGGATCGACAGGTTGCCCTTCCGGCAGGTTAAGCTGGATATGCTGGGTAAAGGTGCGGTTATCAGCCGCTACTGTATTCCCGCCACTCATTAACGGCGTGACATGGGTAAGCGGCGGCACCACAGACAGGCTGCCCGGCGTTGCCGTGTCGCCTGATGGAAGGCTGAGGTTCTCGCTGCCTTTTTTCGCCAGGCCGAGTTTCTCCAGTACCCAGTCCACGCCATCGCCCAGTGAATTCATCAACTGCAATGCGGTTTTCAACGGTGCCAACAAAAACTCGGCAAAATTTTTCCCGGCGGCGCTGACCTGGCCAAGGCCTTCACTGGTGAGTTTGATCGGCGTCAGGAAGTTCATGAAACCGTTATAAAGGGATTTCACCGTGTTGCCGATGCCCTCAAACAGAGGTGCCAGCGGGGCAAACATCTCTTTAACTGGCGCGAACGCGATGCTGAACCCTTCGGCAACACCGGCCATAAAGGCGCTGATGGGCTCCCAGTATTTCCGGATCAGCAGCGCGCCGCCGACAATGGCGGCGACCACGGCCGCGGCGATGCCGACAATCGCCAGTAACGGTGCAGAGGCCACGCCAAATGCGCCGGCAATTACGCCGCCCAGCGTGGTGAATGCCGGCGCAAGCAGCGAAGCCGCGCTCATTAACATACTGATGCCGCTGAATACCGGGCCAAACACCCCGCCCAATGTGCCCAGTGCGCCGCCAATCAGCGTGACCGCACCGACCAGTGTCATCAGCGTGCCGCTGAGTTGCGGGTTTTGCTGTATCCATTGATTCAATGTGCTCATCCAGTCAGTGGCGGTCTGGATGAGGGCGCGCAAGCTCTCATCCTGCTGGCTGAAAACGGTGCTGAGCACCGCGCTGCCGGCAGCAGAAAGTTTTTGCAGATCGCCATTGCTGTTGTCTTGTTGCAGGGCAGCCCCGCGTGCAGCGGCACCGGCGGTTTCGGCGGGAAGCGCCAACGTTCCCTCACCGGCGGCGGCAACCAGCATCCCGACGCCGGCGGCCTGCTGTTTGCCGAACAGCGCGATCAGTGAGGCGGATTGCTGGGCGGGTGAGAGCTGCTGGCGGGCAAATGCCTCGTTGATGCCTTTCAGCACGTCGGTAATCGGCAGCGGCTGGCCGGCCGCATCGGTTTGCTGCACGCCCAGGGCATCGAGTGCCGGGCGGGACGTTTTTAAACGGGCCAATACGGCACCGGCACCTTCTGGTGAGACATCGTGTTGTGCCAGCGTGGCCACTATCGCCGCCGTTTCAGCAAAACCAGCCCCGGCTGCTTTAGCCTGCGGCGCCACGGTATTCATTGCATCGCTGAAGGCCTGAATACTCAGCCCGGCCTCACGCGCGCCCTGGGTCAGCGCATCCGCCATAGCGGCACCGGCATCGTCGGGCGCATCAAAGGCGGATTGCAGATCCGTCAGGATGCCGGCACTCTCTTCCGCCTTCAGCCCGCTTATCGCCGACAGATTCAGCGCCGGGGCCGTGGTGTTGAGAATGGCATCGGCATCTGCACCGGATTGCGCCAGGCTGGTCTGAAGTTCGGCAATTTCCTGGGCATTGATGCCCATTGAGATGCTCAGATCACCCGCCTGAGTGCGCAGGGCGGCAAGTTGTGGGGCATCGGCACCTAAACCGAGGGCGGCCTGGGTGCCGGAAAATTGTTGTTCAAGCGTGATTGCCGGGGCAAATACGGTGCTGACTGCGGCCAGGGCTTTGCTGCTGTAGTCATCAATCTGGCTGCCCAGCGCCGCCACCGTTTCGGCCCGTGCGGCCAGCATCTCTTTCAGCTGTTGGGCCTGGGCCTGCCGCGCCAGGCGATTAAGCGCCTCATTCAGTGCGCGCTCATCCTGTCCGCCGGGGTTTTCGCTGTTACTCATCAGGGACTCCGTGCCGTTGCAGGGCTTTATGCCGCCAGCGCAGAAGCTCGCCGAGCGGCATCGGGTTCATTTCAGAAGGGGGCCAGTGGAAGACCACGGCGATGTCCGCCATCAGGTCATCCACCGTCAGTGAGGCGGGCGCGTTTACCGGGCCGATGTCGGCGATAAAAAACCGATCACCTTGCCGGCCAGCGCCACCAGGTCCACCACGTCCAGCCGTGAGCACTCCTCTTTGGTCAGGGAGGGCAGGGTGAGGCGCGGCAGCACAATCATCAGCGCGTCTACATCCGCGTTGGCCACCGCCGCCAGCCCGACGCCGCGCAGCGCGCCGGCGGTGGGTTTGATCACCTCAATCTGGGTGATTTCGCTCTCGCCGCGTGCCAGCGGGCTGTTCAGGGTAACCAGGTTATCGTTCGTAGTGTTCATGACGTCTCTCTTCCGGGAAAAAAGGCCAGCGCATAGCACTGGCATCTGGGGGTATAAAACGCAGGGGGTTATAAACTGATCGTTATAAACTGAATATTACAGGCCGATGGCAGTGCGTTGGGCGGCCAGGCGGTCAACGCCGTTGACGATCTCCACCATGTTCAGGGTGTCGACTTCAATCAGGGCCTTACCATCAATGGTGAGTTTGAAATAGGTGCACTGGGTAGAGATTTTGGTTTCCGTCTCTTCGCCCTGTTTGTACTCGCCAAAATCAAACTCTTTGTGGCGCCCGCGCATCACCACTTCAACGGAAGAGACCTCGCCGGTGTCATCACGCTGGAATGCGCCGGCAAAGCGCAGCGGCACATCAGTGCTGCTGCCCCACTGTTGCAGCACCAGTTCATCGATGCCGCCCAGCGTCCACTCCAGCGCCAGCGCGTCGTCATCCAGGCCGAAGTCGATGGCGGCGGCGCCGGACATGCCGCCGCCGCGGTAGTTTTCCAGTTTGCGGGTCAGTTTCGGCAGGGTCAGCGAGGAGACCACGCCCAGGTAGCTGTTCCCGTCGTTAAACAGGTTCAGGTATTTCAGTTTTCTTGGGAATGCCATAAGACTCAGTCTCCTTAGCTGTTCACAGAGGCGGCAAAGTTCACCAGGTATTTATCGGTGATGCGTTGGCGCAGGGTCAGATCTTCCAGCGGCGGAACCGGCGTGTAGTCGTAATCGATATACAGCTTGCCTGCTTTCAGGGTTTCAGGGGTGTTGGCGGCGTCGTCATACCAGCAGCTGCCGTCGATGATGTAGCCCGCGGTGCGCATTTCACGCATTTTGGCGTTGATGCCCTCGATCATGTCGCGGATCAGGGACGGGGTCATCGGTTTGTCCACTGCCCACATGTGCGCATCGGCCATGGTGTCCGCCAGGATTTGCGCGGTGCGGGTGTAGTTTTCGAAGGCGAATAACGGGTCTTCGCTGCAGGTGCGGTTGCCCCAGAAGCGGAAGCCGTCTTTGCGGATAAGCGTGGTGACGCCCGCCTGGTTCAGCAGATCGGCATCGGTGCCGGTGGCTTGCAAGTCCCAGAAGACGCTGGCGGAGAGGCCGGTCACGCCGTTGACGCCGACGTTCGACAGGGTTTTATGCCAGCCGGTTTCCTGGTCGATTTTCGCCCGCAGGCCCATCGCACGCGCGGTGGCGTAGGCGGTGTCAGCCTGGCTGGTGGTGGTGTTCCAGCTGACGAAGTCCGGCCAGATCACCATCAGTTCGCGCTGGCTGAAGTTTTTGCGATAGTTTGTGGCGTCTGTCAGGGTCTTGGCGCCGAATGCGCTGATGTAGCCGAACGCGCGCAACTGCTGGCAGATGGCCGCCAGCGCGGTGGCCACCGGCTGGGAGTCCAGCCCCGGCACGCCGAGGATGCGCGGTTTCACACCCAGTTCCGCCTGGGCGGAGAGCAGGGCTTTCATGCCGGTATAGCGGCCGTTTTCATCGGAACCGCCGATGAGGTTGCTGGTGGTTTCCGCCTCATCTGCACCGGCCGCAACGCGTACCACAACAGTGACGGGTTTGCACTGGTCAGCGATGGCGAGCAGCGCCGGGGCCAGGGTGCCGGTTTTGCCGGCTTTGCCGCTGGCGGCCAGCACATCGGTGATGAGAACCGGGGTATTGAGCGGGAACAGCGCGGCATCGGCGTCGTCTGCGGTGCAGACCAGGCCAATGACCGCGGTAGAAACAGTGGAAATAACGCGGGTGCCGTCGTTGATTTCGACAACACGCACGCCGTGGTGATAATCAGCCATCAGGTTGACTCTCTCTGTAGTGGATGGTGGCGCCAGCATGACGCGCACAGAGGCGCTCTGCATCCACTCCCCGGCGTCCGGGCGCTGGCACAACAGGCCGCCCGTGCCGCCGGGGTTAACCGGGCAGCGGGGCGCTGTTTTTTAATTGCTGCTGTTCAGCCGCGGGGATGTAGCGGTAGAGCGTTTTCACCGAGACATCCAGCACCAGCGCGGTCTGTTGCAGGGAGGCACCGTTGGCGAGCAGCCGTTTCGCCTGCGCCAGCACCGGCCCGGTCATCTTCCTTTTCCGGCCGCCGATACGCCCCTCGAGCCGTGCGGCCTGTAACCCGGCCAGGGTTCGCTCGATGATCAGCTCGCGTTCCATCTCCGCCAGGGCGCTCATGATATGGAAGAAGAAGCGCCCCATCGGCGTGCTGGTGTCGATGCTGTCGGTGAGGCTGCGGAAGTGGATGCCTTTCGCATTGAGTTCACTGACCAGGGTAATCAGGTGGCGAACGCTGCGGCCAAGGCGGTCAAGCTTCCACACCACCAGGGTGTCACCGGCGGAAAGCCGGTTCAGCGCCCGCCTCAGGCCGGGGCGCGCCAGGGTTTTTCCGCTTATTTTATCTTCAAAAATCTGGTCACAATGTGCGCTGATCAGCGCCTGCCGCTGGAGTTCGGTATTTTGGTCATTTGTTGATACGCGGATATAGCCAATAAGCATCATCTTCCTCCTGAATAAGCGCGGAAGAGTGCCACAGCGGCGGGCGGAAAGGATCAGGGAAATGGGGGAGGGGTCTCGAAAACCTTGGTTTGACAGAACACCTGATTCCGGTGGGTGTGCCGCTGCCCTGGCCGGGCGCAGTGCCCCCTGCCGGCTGGCTGAGTTGTGACGGTGCCGCCTTCGACAAAGCGCATTTTCCGCAACTGGCGCAGGCGTACCCGTCCGGGAAATTACCGGATTTACGCGGCGAATTTATCCGCGGCTGGGATAATGGTAGAGGGGTGGATGTGGGGCGCCCCGTATTGAATGAACAGTTTGCGACATCGATCCGGACTGCGGCGCTGGATTATTATGGCGTAGATGAAACGCGCGAAGATTCCCGAGTAGGGACGGCGTATGCCCAAGCAGATTCAGTTTCTCCATTCTATCCTGTCGGTGCGACAGCGCCAAATAACGGCAGGTTAGACTCGATATTGGGAGATAATGCTATTCTAGCTGAGCAACACCAGGCTGGAATTAATGGGCCTGGTGTCTGGATTTCAATGCGCCCGCGCAATATTTCCTTTAATTACATTGTAAGAGCGGCTTGATAGATTATTTGGCCAGCCTGAATTAATGTTCAGGCTGGCCTTTTTCGTTATTAGCCAGATAAAGAAAATGTAGGGACGCGGTTCTCGCAAACCTTGGTTTGNCGCTGCCCGTATTGAATGAACAGTTTGCGACATCGATCCGGACTGCGGCGCTGGATTATTATGGCGTAGATGAAACGCGCGAAGATTCCCGAGTAGGGACGGCGTATGCCCAAGCAGATTCAGTTTCTCCATTCTATCCTGTCGGTGCGACAGCGCCAAATAACGGCAGGTTAGACTCGATATTGGGAGATAATGCTATTCTAGCTGAGCAACACCAGGCTGGAATTAATGGGCCTGGTGTCTGGATTTCAATGCGCCCGCGCAATATTTCCTTTAATTACATTGTAAGAGCGGCTTGATAGATTATTTGGCCAGCCTGAATTAATGTTCAGGCTGGCCTTTTTCGTTATTAGCCAGATAAAGAAAATGTAGGGACGCGGTTCTCGCAAACCTTGGTTTGGGGGAAGCGAAATTTTCAGGGCGTCTGTTGAATGTCCGGAGCTTCACCAAAAGTGGGACGTATACGCCGGGTGAGGGGGTGAAGTCGATTATTGTTAAATTGGTAGGGGCTGGAGCCAGCGGCGGAAGCGGCATAACAGTAGATGCAGATAGCTATAGCGCTGCAGGTGGCGGTGGTGGTGGTGGTGGCTATGTTGAATTTATGGTGGACTTAGCGGCGGCTAAATTAAACCAGGTTTCTATTGTGATTGGAGCGGGAGGAAAATCAGTCACAGGGCAAAAAGGAAACGATGGGGGAGTGACTTATTTTGGTACAACGATTTTTGCTACCGGTGGTGGCGGTGCAGGTATAGAAACACGCCCTGTATCGGCTTATACAACGAGTGTTAGTTCTTTAATGATTATTCCAGGCCTGCCCGGCCAGGGTTACTTTAATGAAACGAATCCCGCTTATACACTCATTAGAACAGCATATGGACAACATGGTGGATGGGGCTACCTTGGGGCGCAGGGACAGCTTGGTGGCTCAGGTGGTGCAAGTGCACTTTCAGGAGAAGCTTATTACATGGGAAATGGTGCGGCGGGTGACGCCGGTACATCAGCAGGATACGGTACAGGCGGAGGTGGTTCTTGTACCTTTTATAATGTGCCTGCCCCATTACCACTAG